GTCCAGCTAAGAAAGGGCCTGATAGTATTAGAGCTTCAATATCTTTATTGCAAGAAATTCATTTTAAAGTTACTGAGAATAGCACTAACTTAATTAAGGAACTTAGGAACTATTGTTGGGATGTAGATCGTGATGGAAATAAAATGCAGAATCCTGTAGATGACAATAACCACGCTATTGATGCGATTAGGTACCTAGCACTCAACAAGTTAAGTAGCTTATCGGACTGGATGGACTTTGAATAACCTAACCAATGGTTCGGAAAACAAAAGTAAAATTTTAAACATTATATAAGTATGATTCCAACAAATGTAAATAACCTAACAATAAAGCAGTTTATTGAATACGAAAACATTCGAACTTCTAGTTTAGAAAACATTGATAAGATAATTCAGATAGCTTCCAGCTTTACTGACATTTCGGTATCGGAATACGAAAACATGAGTTTTAACGAACTTGAAAAAGTAAAGAGTAAAGTATTACTACTTATTAATTCAAAACCCAACACAAGGCTTAAAAATACGTTTTGGCACGATGGAACAAGATACAAAGCTTGTAAAGATGAAAAAGATTTTAAAACAAATCAATACACAGCTCTTAAGCAATATGAAACCGATGTCATTAATAACTTGCATAAAATATTAGCTTTGATATATGTTAAATGCCCTGTATTCAGTAAGTATAAGTTTAACTCCGATAACGTTGAAGAAATAAGCGATGTTATTTATAATTATGGGAAGGTAGGTGATGTCTATGGGACACTTTTTTTTTACTCGAACAGGTCCGAAAAATTGAAAGCGGATTTGTTGAACTCTTTGGAGGAAGTTCAGAAGGAGATAGCGATTCACATGGAGGAAGTGAACAGGGAGTTAAATCTTTCAGAAAAGAATATGGTTGGTACTTTATAATTGATTCGATAACTGGTGGCGATCCTTTTAAAGAAGACGAATTAATGGAGTGGTCGATTGCTAGGTTTTTAAATCGAATACAGTATATGAAACATAAAGCAGAAAGTGAACAATTTGCACAATCAATAAATGAATGAAGTTGAAATAATATTAGAAGCTTTCGGAACTAAGGTTGTAGAAGATTTACGTAAAAGTTTATCAGAAAAACTACAAGCAAGGGCAGCAAGTTACAAAAGTAAATATCCTGGCGGTTCATCTAATCCTGGTGATAGTGCTTTAAGTGCTTCAATTAAATACTTAATAGTAGATTCATCTGAGGGCATTAAGTTAAATGTTTACTTAAATAGTTATTGGGAAGCTGTAGATAGTGGAAGAAAGGCAGCGGGTGTTAGTCAAGATGCAAAGATTGATAAATGGATTAAATCACGTAACTTAATACCAGGATTTCAAAACAAGAACTTATCGGACCGATTAGCAAATCAAGCTAAAAATACAAGTACAAGAAAAAAGAAAGTATTAAAGAAAATGAAGTTTGCCGATGCTGTAAAAGCAATGGACTTTTTAGTAAGACGTAAATTAAAGAACAAAGGTTATCAAGGTAATCAATTTTTAAGTTCGGTATTAGAAGATGGCAGACAAGAGAAATTAGCAACTGATATAAGATTAGCAATGAAAAAAGATATAGAAATAGTTTTAAAGACAAATAGATATGGCGATAACAATACTTAGTAAACCAACTGATGCATTATATTACGGTTATGTACCTTGTTATAATAATCAATGGTTTGTGGCTTCGAGTGATCAAACAACTTCAGCTAACTTTAAATTTTACATTGTAGTAACTGATATATTAAGTGGTTATAGCGTTACTGAGAAGTTTTTACCGAATCCTAGTGGCAAGCTTCAATTCGATGCTTCAAAGTTTAGTGAACTACTAATGACTAATTACATACCTGTTAATGTTTATGGCTTTCAACAAAATACAAGTATTCGTAAGATAAGAGTAAACATCGGTGAGATTTACGGTTCGCCATTACCTGGCACAATTACTTCAGGAACTGATATTGAGTATAATGTATGGAATGGTAGTTTAGAAATGCTTACGTTTTCAAAATACAACAGTAAAAATTATACTTGGGATTTAAGTACAACTCCTAATCTTAATTATCCTGTATTGTTATCGGACTTAGCTGATGACTATACTTTTAATAATAGAAGTAACTTTTTATATTGGATGATGCTTGAGGGACAAACTGATTTACCTAAAATATATTTAAGAACTTATAATGCTGCGGGATCAGTGTTAAATACTTATACGATAACAAATAGTGTAAGCACAGGAACTTATCGAACTAACATGGTTTGTATTGATGTCGGTAAAAAGGGCATAGATGGTATTAATGCAAGTTACTTAGTAGGGGTTGAATATTACGATATAATGGCTGAGGTATCTTCAGAATTAGCTCCATTTAAAATTAAAAGATATACAATAAAATGCAGTCCAAGATTTGATGTTTATACCTTACATTACTTATCGACTACAGGAGCTTATGAAACTTTGCACTGCAGTAAGGTATCTGAATTAAACTCTACTAAAACGAGTACAACTTTTAAACGTTCACCTTGGACCAATGTGTCTAATGTAATGACTTTAGATTATTCGGTAGCAGTAGAGCAACCAACTATTGTAAATGTTCAAAATGGATTAAAGTTAAATAGCGATTGGGTTACTAAGGCAGAATTATTAAAGTATAAAGATTTGTTTAGTTCTCCCGATGTTAAGTTAGATTTAGGAACTGCTCAGGGTTATGCTTCGGTAAAGGTAACTAATGGAACTTATGTATCTAAGAATAACGATAAGCTTAAGAACTTAACTTTTGATTTATTATTTACTCACAACAATCAAAGACAAAAAGGATAATGAACGATATAAAGATTTTATTATATACACAAGATGCAACTCCTATTGAATACGATGTAAGTTATATTGATGAAATTCCTATTAGCTTTAACTTTTTAATATCGGACATAAGAAATCCCGATAAAAAGAATGCAAGTTTTTCAAAGACAATAACATTCCCAGGAACTAAGGACATTAATAAATTCTTTGAGTTAATTTGGAAGTCTAACATCAGTTTAAATTATTTCAATCCTAATAAGAAATGTGACATATATTATTATGTTAATTCGGTACTTCAGTTTAAAGGTGATTTACAACTAATCAAAATTAACGTTGATGATTCAACTGGTGAGGTGGTTTATGAAACTAGCTGTAAAGGAACTATCGGAAACGTATTTACAAAAATAGGAGATAAGTTATTATCGAATCCCGAAGATACCTCGTTTACTAACTGTTTAAATTTTAGTACTTATAATCACAATCTAACTTTTAACAACGTAACTAATAGTTGGGCCACATCAATACAAGTAGCTGGTTCGCCTGTTTCATTTGCTTTGGGTAATGGATATGTGTATCCTTTAATAGATTATGGTAATCAAGTAATGCCAAGTTCGGGTAATACGCTACCTGTTGCTGAAAGAGATTTTGAGATTAAATACTTTAGACCAGCATTATATAAGAAAACAATATTAGATAAAATATTCTCCGATGCTGGATATTCTTATACATCAACATTTTTTAATTCAACATTTTATAAAAGTCAAATAATTCCAACAAGTGGAGATAAGTTTGAAAAAACGCCTCAGCAATTAATAGATAATCAATTCTATGTAGGGAGATCAAGTGTGTTTACTATTGGCCCTAATTTTGCTGCACTCGTTCCAGCTTCAAATTCGTGGAATCAAAACACACCAACAAATAACACTATTATATTTAATGCCACATCTTCGCCTTATAATAACGCTGCTGGTAAATACAATTCTGCTAATGGTAAATTCACAAATACTTATGCTGCTTTTAAATATGTAAATTATAATATAGAAGCGGTTATAAATTTAGATTTAGATGTATTATATACGGGTTCGGGTTCGCCAACTTATGTAGCTTTTTTAGGTAATAATAGAAAAATATTTTATAATATAAGAGTTAATAATCAAGTTGTTGCTTATGAAGAATTTGTATTTAATCCTTGGGTTGCTTTTGATCCTAATGCTTTTTATCCTTTAAGTATTGGAAATATAGAACGTAAAATATCTTTACCAGCATTTGCTTTATATGGAGGTTTAGATGTTAAAGTTGATATTGGCTGGAATTTAGAATTTGCTTTTTATGATAATAGTTATAATTATGTTGGTGCATCTTCAGCTCAAGTAAGGGCAAGGGTTAAAAGTGCAAAAACATTCTTCTCGGGAAATTATGTAAATACAAATATTGATGAAGATGACTTAGTCGATTTAAACAAAGTATTACCGATTAATATTAAACAAATAGATTGGTTAATGTCGGAGTTTAAATTGCATAATCTTTATATGGTCCAGGATAAGGATAATGAATTAAATTACTTTATTGAAGATAGGGAAAACTTTTATACTGGCTCAATAGATTGGTCTGATAAAAGAGATTATTCTATGAAGCGTGAAGTATTGCCAATAGGCGAACTTGATTTTTTAAAATACGAATTAGAGTATAAAGAAGATTCAGATTACTTAAATGATAAGTATCAAAAGGATTATAAAGAAACTTTCGGTAAACATATTGAATATGTCGATAATGATTTTATTACTCAAACAAAAGATGTAAGTGTAATTTATTCGGGAACTCCTTTAAAAGGTAATTATGTAAATGGCTTAGTCATACCTACTATTTATAAAGTAGAAGCTGGTGTCATTAGTCCAATACAATCAAATATAAGATCGCTTTATTATGGCGGTTTAATTGCTATGAATTATGGCAGTTGGAAATTATGGTACACAAACGGGAATACCTCAACAACTTATACTACATATCCATTTGCTGGCGATTGTGATAATCCTTATAACCCTACACTTACTTTAAATTGGGACACACCACACGAGGTTTATTATACTTATCCACAAGCGACTTATACTAATAACAATTTGTATAATAGGTTTTATTCTAAAATGATAAATCAATTAACGGATAAAAACTCTAAGATTGAAAGGCGATATTATAATTTAACAGCATACGATATTAAGAACTTTGATTTTAGAAGTGTAGTTTGGGACGATGGGTATTACATAGTAAATGCCATTAAGGATTACAACTTTATGAAGCCACAAAGCACAATGGTTGAATTATTAAAGTTAACTGATTATGCGGTTTTTATACCTGATAACGATATTGATTTTATTGGAGGTAATGCGGGCGGTGATGGTATGGTTTTATCACAAATGCAAAATTTAAGTTCTGCAAATGGAAGTAATATAAACTTTGGTTATAATAGTAATATAGTAGGGGGTGATAATAACTTTGTAGCTTCAGGAGCAAATAGCGTTACGCTAACGAACTCAAATAATGTAGTTATAGAATCATCAGTAAGTAATTTTACAGGCGTTAATTTAACAGCCAATAGCACAATAACAAGTGGTGGGATTAACTTATCGGACGCCATTACAATAGATAATTCAAGTGGAAGTTATTTGGCAAAAATAAATACAAGTCAAGTAGTAAAAAAGTCAATAACAATAACAGCGGATTATACCATTGATGGAAGTTGCACGTTCTTTTATGTAAGTGCTACAGCTGGGAATATAAGTATAACTATTGATGCTACTTTATTTATTGATTACGAATTTACATTCTTTAGAACTGATGCAACTGCTAACCTAGTAAAGTTATACGGAGCTGGAGCAGAAACATTAAACGGGGTGGCTTTACCACAAACAATAATAACAGGGCAATATTCAATAATAACAATTAAATCAAATGCAACTAACGTCTTTATAATATAATTATGGCAACTGAAAAAATAGGAATAGAAGTCGAGGTTAAGGGAGCTGAAAAAACAATCAGTTCTTTTAAAGATTTAAAAACAGCGATTAAGGCAGCCAAGGATGAACAAATTTTAATGGCTGAGAAGTTTGGTAGCACTTCAAAAGAAGCAACTGAAGCAGCAAAAAAAGTATCGGCATTAAAAGATAAAGTTGATGACTTGAACGATTCTAGTAAAACATTAAAGGGTACGGGATTTGAAATGTTAAAAGGTGGGTTTGCTCAAATTCGTGAGGGTTTGATGAATTTAGATTTTGACAAAGTAAAAACTGGATTAATATCTATGACTGCAGGTTTTCAGTCAATGGGTAAATCAGCATTAGAAAGTTTAAAAACAATAAGAGGAGCTCTTATTGCAACTGGCATTGGTGTTTTCCTTGTTGCATTAGGAACCATTTATGCTTATTGGGAAGATATTAAAGGAGTAGTTGATGGGTTGACACCTGAGTTAAAAAAACAAAATGATTTAGCAAATGAAAATTTAAAAACACAGCAAGATAAATTAAGTGCAATAAGTGGCCAAGAAAATATATTAAAATTACAAGGCAAAACTGAAAAAGAAATATTGCAATTAAAAATGAAGCAAACTGATGAAGCAATTATAGCATCGGATTTAGCAATAGCACAAGCAGAACAAACTAAAATTGCACAAGTTGAAGCGTCAAAAAGAAATAAAGATATTTTACAAGGTTTAATAGCTGTAGTATCTGGACCAATAACTCTTTTATTAGCTGGTATTGATTTAGCTGGTAAAGCATTTGGTAAAGACTTTGGATTAGCACAAGGTTTTACAGGAGGTTTAGCAAAAATGGTATTTAATCCTGATGAAGTAGCATCTGAAGGTGATAAAGTAATTGCAGAAGCAAAAGCTGTAAATGCTAAATTAAAAAATGATAGAGCTGGATTACAATTATCAATTAATGCAATAGATACTAAGGCAGTAGAAGATAATAAAAAAGCAAACGAAGATAAACTAAAAAATGCTAAAGATGCTGCGGATAAAGAATTTCAAAATCAATTAGAATTACAAGGTCGATTAAAAGAATTACTAACCGAATTAATTTACGATGAACAAGAAAAAGAAGAAAAAATATTAGAAAATAAATATGTAGCAGAACGTAAATCTTTAGTATCTAAAGGTGCAAATAATGAATTATTAAGTGCTTTAGATGAATTATATTTAAAACAAAAAGGTGATATAACTGATAAATATTTAGAAATAGAAGAAGAAAAAGATAAAAAATTTAAACAAAAAAAACAAGATGATGCCGATGCTGCTAAAGCATTACTTGATGCAGCTGCAAAGAAAAAATCAGATGAAGAAGATGAGGCAAGAAAATTAAAATTAGAAAAAGAACAACAATTACAAAGAGATATACTTGAATCGGTAAACATTGCTGCTCAAACAGCTTTATCAGTTCAAAAAACTTTATCGGATACTTATTACATGAAGGAAA